CCGGGATACTCTCCTGTGTCCTCCTGTGTACAACGAGCAGAACCGGAACTCCGGCCAGGTGACACTTGGGGAGATGTAGAGTCTTTTGACTCCATCTCCTTGTGTCAGCAGGTCGGATCTACCGGTGTGTTTGAGGTACACTCTTGCAAGGCAGAAGATTTCTGTCTTGAACCATGGGACGAATGTGATGGGTAATAAGACTAAAACCAATTATGCCTCATTTCGAGGTATAGGTTGGTTGTTGCCAGCCGACTCACCTTATCAGCAAGCTCTGTTTGGGGCAGTTACCGGTTTTGGTTTTTCCAGAATCGGTGCTGATAACCCCAGATTTAAGGCTGCTATTCGGTTGGGTCTTAATGCTAGCAATAACATGTCCGTCACAGTTTCGAATGGGGAAACCACAGATCTTCAACACGAAGTAACGTTGAAGGTTGTGGGCCCAGGCGGATCCCAGAAGGTTGGTAAGTACGGGTATAATGGTGTTTCATCTATGAACCACCCACTCGCACTTATCCAGCATGAGGGATCTTCTTCCATGGCTGAAGCTAAGACGAAAGCCATACGACAGCTTCAAAAAGTTTGGACGACACGCCGACGCCAATTTTCTGGCATCGTCGCGGCGGGCGAACTTGGAAAATCTGTCGCAATGGTTCTCAGGCCTGCCAAAACTCTAGCCCAGAAGGCTAAGTCACTTAGTTCGCGTCTGAGTAAAATCAGGAAACGCGGACCCGACTCTCCTTCTACGGTAAAGGTAATGGCAGATACTTGGCTTGAGACTACCTTCGGATGGAAACCTCTTATATCCGATGTGAAGGACGGTGCTATCGCTCTCGCCCGAACAGCAGAACGTGACGCTCTTGAGCGTCAACAATTCCGTTGTTTTGGCGAGGATGAGAAGCTCGTCCTAGCCACAGTGTTCTTCACTAACACGACTTGTGTCGCTGGTCCATATGTCATTGGTTTCCAATGTCATAGAACCATTCGTAACAGGTCTCAAGTGATACTCTATGGCGCGTGGTCTACTAAGCTCCGGGACTCTGCTCGACTTAGCTCAAATGCCTCGAGACTTGCGACTCTCAGTGGTTTAAACTGGGAAGACGTTGCGCCTCAGGTGTGGGAGCTAGTTCCGTGGAGTTTCCTCATCGACTATTTTATAAATATAGGCGATGTGATCGAGTCAGCTTGCAATGTATATGGCCAACCTGCATGGGTAGAAGAAGTTGATATCAATGAGACCGAAGAAATTCGATCTTTTGTTGTCGACCACGACTACATGCGCAGTATTTGGCCTACGTCGTATGCTGGCACGACCGGTCCTGGCGTCGTTAGAAAGCAGAGCTACAAGTCGATCGTCCGGAAAGCATCTGATTGGAATCTTCAGTCGGAGCTTTCTTTTCGCCTGCCCGTTGATGTGCAGTGGTTAAATATCGCTGCACTCGCGGCTGGAGGGCGGTCTTTCCAATCCTTTTCCAAAAGGTAAGGGAACAAACATGAAAACCGAAGCATCTGTCGACCTGTTACGTAGTATGCTCGTTGGTCGTGGGCACATTTTTCCGAGTAAGCAAACTGATTCGAAGTGTATCATTTTGAATCAGGGTGAGTACTTGGTTAGTTTGTTGTCCCATGATCAGCATCTCCTAGAATTCATCTCCTATTCTGACGAGTCCCTTTTATGGGCCAAGTCATCTGGCGAGGAATTTTATAGAGATGTCGTCCGGACTATGATCGGTTACTGCGACATTGGTGTCGACTCTTATGTTGATGCCATCAAGTTCTCCTGGATCGTCGTCGGTGTCACGAAAACCTTGGATTTTATCAAGGAAAAAGGATACCGGTGGTGGTCTGGTCTGAGCTTGCGTCAACGTGACGACTGTCTGGACGATATGGTTCTCATGGCGCAGAGACAACTTCGTCATGCTGGCTGTACTTACCGCCAGATGGCAGAGTTTTTCTCAGAAGGGAAAGCTGTTATGAAGCTGAGGGGTAAAACATCCATCAGCAAGCTTCTCTCCTGATTCTGCTCTGGGAGTCTTGCCTTTCTGTGAAGGGATCTTCCCTTTACATAACTACAAATAAAGGACAGTCAAATGACTGTAGCAATCACGTCTCCCGTAACGGGGGGCGCTCAGACGGGCTTCACAGCGCCTACTTACACGAACGTGGCCGATGTCGCATTGGACACGAACGGTAAGCAGTATGCTGTTACCGCCCTAGGTGGAACGCAAGCAGGTGTGCGGGTCCATTCTGCAACGGACCCTTTCACGTTCCTCTACGTGAGGCCGAAGGTCTTCAAAGCCCTCGGAAAGCCACATCCTGTCACGGGGTTACTCCAAAGCGTCCCGAAAAACGCCCACCTGATCAAGATCAGCAAAGGCGTCATTCCGCTGGCCGGACAACCGGCTTCGCAGATGACGATCCGTTGCGCGATCGAGATTCCGGCCGGCGGGGACACGGCTGATCCGGCAAACATCCGAGCCGCAATTTCGCTGCTCGTGGGTGCCCTGACCCAAATTTCTGCGGGTCTGGGTGACACCCTGGTTACCGGAATCTCCTAAGTCTAAGGAGGTGCACCGTGAACAAGAAGAGTGGATTATTTTCCCTCGTCGTAGTGGTGATACTCGTCTCCTTCAATCCAGGTTTCTTCTGCCATGCAGAAGGGGTTCGGTGCGAAGGCTGGGTAACTAAAGCCCTTCAAGGCGAGTAGCACCTTATAAAGGAGCGTAGTATGCAAGCATTTGCTACCGCGTTTCATCACCTTCAGGATGACTTGCCAAAGACAGACCATATCCTTACATCGGATATGGATCTATCGTCGGCACAGGCACTCTGGCTCCGTAAGTCGTTCCTCAAGAAATTTGAGGGTGCGACCGAAGGAGACGCAGATCAGAAAGCGCTTGGTCTCTTTTTAAGGAGCAACGAGCGCTGTAAGGATTTTGCGTTAAAACCAGAGCGTCTGTTTGAGGAAGAAATGATCGAGGGGGTCAAAAACCTCTTCGATAGCTACTTCCACGACGGCCCATATCTGACCATGGACCTTCAGAAAATTTCTGAAGGTTTCATGACAGGTCCGGGAGCTAGTAGAGGTTCGGTGTCAGATAACTTTTATACAAAGTTGTTTGACTCGAACCTTACTAGCACAGGCGAGCATCTTTACAGGGATTACCGGTATGCCATTGTTAATTGGCCCGCGTGGAATAGCGCTGAGATTGCGCGTGAAAACCACGTTGGGCATGCAATGGTAGAAGGTAACCGTCTTTCATTCGTTCCTAAAACGACAGTTATATCGCGTACAATCTGTACCGAGCCTAATCTGAATATGCTTTTTCAGAAAGGGATCGGGTCCTTCCTTGAGGAGCAGCTAGAACGACGTTGGAAACTTTCAATGTCAGACCAGCAGTTCATCAATCGAGGGCTAGCGCGTCTCGGTAGTATCGACGGTTCCTTTGGAACTATAGACCTATCATGCGCGTCAGACAGTGTGTCGCTTGAACTTCTGCGGAATATTCTTCCACCTTATACATTTAGGTGGTTAGAAAGGACGCGAAGTCCGTTTGTCGTTCTTCCAAATGGCGAACGGTTAGAGCTTCACATGGTATCTAGTATGGGGAACGCTTTTACATTCCCTTTACAGACGATACTATTCGCGAGCATAGTTGTGTCCTGTTACGATCTACTTGGTATTCCAATAAGAGATCGACACTCAAAAACCATGAACTTTGGCGTATTCGGCGATGATATTATTGTAGTTCGTAAGAGCTACGATTTCATCGTGCGTGCGCTTGAGCTATTTGGTTTCGAGGTAAACACTGAAAAGTCGTTTAACACAGGGCACTTCCGTGAGTCTTGTGGTGCGGATTACTACCGTGGTAATGACATCCGCGGGGTATATCTAAAAAACCTATCCACAAGCGCTGACGTTTACTCCATCATCAACCGGCTGGTCAGGTGGAGCGCTAGGAGTGGCATAATGCTATACCGTACTATCGATTATCTGTTGACACTGGTAGATTTCTTACCAGTTCCTCCAGATGCCGGTGATGCGGAAGGCATTAAGCTTCCTTCTGCCCCTCCAGGGATGCCAACGGACAAACACACGGGTGGCGTTATTTATCGCTACCTTAGTGCTCGGCCAATGGCATTCCTCGTCCCGACTGCCGCTGATGATACTCGTTACTATCCGTCAACAAAAGGATCGAGAAAAGAAATTTTCTTTAATCCAGACGGGTTACTGACAAGTGTTGTTGGAGGTTTTATTAGGAACGGACGGGTTATGGTCAGGTCTGACCATAACAGGTTCAAGATCCGTCGCCGTGTTACCTCCTCTTGGAGGGATCCGGACGCGGTAAGGGCTAAAGAACCCTTAGGCAGCCGCTGGAAGGTGGCTGCCGAGACATTACTGAAGACGTAATGTCCCCACAAGAGGATAAATTCCTCTACCCACACTACACTTGTCTTCGC